GGGCAAATAGAAACGGTACGATCAGGGCTTGACTTTCGTTCGGAGGCAGGTTAGATCTTTACTTTCTGTTAGAGGTGGCGAAACACCTATTCAAGTATAGACGATGTGTGTAATTGTGTGATTATGTGTGTTAGTTGTGCTTAGAGCGTGTTAGAAGTGCTTAGACGCTGCCAAGTAGGGATTTAATAATATATCCTATAACGATAAGAGAACATATTGGTATTAGATTTGCGCGTAGCCAACTGTAGAATTTATTCCTCATTTAACGGATCTCTCTCTGTATTATCGAATTGATTAGTACGATTTCCGCCCTGTTCTTTCGATGCTCTCCCTATAGCTCTGTCTATGTCTCCGAATGTCTCTAATGGTGCTGATATAGGCTCTTTATTAATCTCTTCTACATGCGTTATTCTCTTCTCGCTGTAACTGAATATGTTTGCCTCTAAGTATTCTCTCGCTGCTATAAGGATTGTTTCTCGTGTTGGTTGAGGATATGTCTGATTATCAAACTGTAATTTAAATGGATGTATTTCTATCTCCACTATGTCTGCTTTATCTTCACTCATAATATTCCATCCACCCAATTTTCAGCTATACTCTCAGCCCAGGACTCGCTATGATTATAGGCATCTCGTCTTTCCACTAGGACATTTGACTCGTATAGATTTACATAGTATCCTTTAGAGTTTAGATAGACTTCAGCATATCTAGGGTCTCGCCTAAATGTGTGCATTTGTTTATCTACCATGTCGTTGCCTCGCCATCCTGTACCATATACTCCCATTTTATTCTCCTTTATCCGCGTGCTTACTGCGTAATACTTACCAAAATACTGATACGATTAGAGTTATTTCCATCGTATCGTTAATTATTTATATGTGTTATTTTCTAATCGTCTTGTAAACGGTTAAGTGCTTTTTTATTGATTACCTTTCTTGCTGCTATATCTTCTGGCGTGTTCATTATAGGATAGTTTTGTATTTCCTCTATCGTCCGTCCACATCCAATACATATATCTTCTATGCCATTGTCTTCCATGAGGCATACTCCTATGCACGGTGATTGAGGTATCATAATTATTCAATTGGAACCTGTCTCAGGCCTACCAGATTATCGTTATCTAAATCTATTATGTGCATTATTGCCATATCAGGATCGTTCATCCAGGCCACTGTCTTATCAGCATATTCATCTATTCTCTCTGGTGTGATACCATTAGGCGATACTTGTATAATTTTAAGAGTATCTGTGTTATTGGCCATTGCTATTTGCTGTCCCATTGCTCGTTCTACAGCATAATGAACATACTGAGGATAATGAGCAGGCCACATTGTTATCGTGCTCGTTACATCACAAATAGTGCAGGGTATTTTGTTATTATTGAACCACTGATATAGTCGTAATTTCCACAGCCAGGTCTTACTAAATTCCATTAGCATATCTCTCACATCGCCATCAGGAGCATTATGTGGTACTGATAGTTTCTCTTCTACACCTATGTTTATGAATATTTGATTAGGCAGATGCTGTTGCTTCTTTATAAATGCGTCAAATGATGCGCCATAATCTATATTGTCTCTTCCAAATTTGGTAACACCATGACATCTATCCGCTACTGCAACAGAATAATCTGATGTGCTACCTATTACCCATGTTCTCATCCTAACTTCCTCGCTATATAATTATCTATTAATTCTCTATGGACTTTCAAATGTTCTAGTCCATATGGTTTTATCTCTTTAAATGTTTTCGTCATGTCCTCGATTGTATTTATTCCGCCAGTCACATATCTGTGGTAATAAAATATACCAGGACCTACTTGTTCTGCTGTTGATGGCTCTGTTGCTAAATCAGCAAATAGTTTCCATGCCTCCCAGATGTTAAATGTATCGTGTTTCCATTTCAATACACCATCAGCCTCCATGTAAAATTTAACTACACGACGCATGGACTCTGGTATCTCATCATAATCCACACCCATTTCCTCGTTAGTTGTTTCTTTAAATACTCCTGATGATAATGCTGTCTTTTCAAATATACTAGGATTAGTCATCATGTTTCGTGTTTCGTTCTGTGTAATCATAAGAGGCGAGAATAGGACAGACTGTCGTGGCATATTCTTTTGCATCCACTTAATACCATCTATAAATGTTTCAGGAGTTTCATGTGGTAATCCTAATATAAATGCTATCGTTGATTTGTATAATCCTCTATCAGAATGCTGGAACCACTCTCTCGCTGCTATCAATCCTTCTTTTATTCTCTCTGACTTCATGCCTTTACCTACATATTTACCAGCAGCATCGTTGAGTGTTTCAATACCATAAAAATGAGACCACAATCCCATATCCCACATTGGCCCCCAATCCTGTGGCCTGTGTGCCATTAAATCACCTCGTATAAATCCTTGCAAGTGTGGTTTGAATGGTAGTCGTCCTATTACCTCGGCAAATTTCTCTAGTTTCTCTGTATAATCATTTACAGTTTCATCTGTTAGTGTGTAAACAGTCGTGCCCCAGCGTTCATAGTTCTCTAATAATTCATTATAAACACTTTCCTCGCATCGTGTGTAATCGCCCTTGACTCCTAATACAGAGAATGAGCAGAACTTACATTGAAACCTACACCCTCTGGATAATTCTATTGATAGTATCTCATCAGGCTGTATATAATCTCTATCTTCATATTTAATATGTGCATGTGTCCAGGGAAATGCTGGATGGTCATGTCTGCACTCAACGACATTCCTTTCAGCGCCATAATAGGTTCGTTTTCGTACAATTAGATCATGTTCTAGGCCTCTTTTCATTTTGCAGTATTCTGTTATTGCCTTTTCGCCATAACCAGCGAAATAATAATCACATTGATAACCGATGATTGCTGAAACATTCTGAGCACCTGATATAAAATCTACTTTGTGTCCAAATTCATTCTTTAATTGTGTCCATATATTATATCGTTCTATGGCATGTTTTTGGTCGTTCTCTCCTGCACCACCATTAGGAAATATAGCTGATACTGCTATGAATAATGTATCATCTCTTATTCTGTCATCTAATAGCTGGTGTAATTGTTCGTATGTCCATGCAGGCCAAAAGTCTATAACCTCTATGTCATATCCTTCTTCTCTTAAATGTGTTGCTATTCTGTGTGCACCAGGAGCTCGTTTAATTCCTGGCCATGAGTCAACAGGCTTTTCCTCGTCCTTTTGTGATTCCAGATGAATACGACGATCGCCGTTATCTTCTCTCTCCTGCATACCACCAAAGATGATACCATGCCCTAAACTCATATTGACTCCAACTGCCCTCGCATTATTAGTTCTCTCCATTGAGGGACTTGCAGTTCCATTTTTGTTTCTTTTATTGCGTTATAAGCTCTGACTTCCTCGCTTACATCAAATAGATTGACTGGTTCTCCTGGCGGAACCTGTGGTGCCACATAATCAAATACATATTTGTTTAGTTTGGCAAAATCAATATAAAAATCAAATTGAGCATTTATGACTTCACCTAAGTGAGGCCTTAAATGCGTAGAGTAGAACATATTATCCCTCTTTATATTTATGTCTCTCATGCTGACACCTTGAAGGTATGCAGCGTGGTTGTGGCTTTCAATAGGATCTCGTAATATTAATATATGTGTATGATTTGTATAATCATGTGTGATTGATGTCCAATGATATGGTTTGACGAATGCCAGCATAGTCTGTGTTCCCACATTCTTAAAAAGACTTTCAAATACTTGAACACCCACAGGGCCATGAGCGTAAACTGTTATATTCTGTGTTTCAAGATATGTGGTTAAAATACTCTCGTCAGTATATCTTTCAGGACTTTGCATCTTCTTCAATTTTATCAGTAATTCTTTCCAACACCTTAGCATTATATTCTAATGTGTCTATGAATTCTATGTTTTCACCAAAGAAATGCATCGTTACTAATCCGTTTTTGGATTTCTTCTTACAATAATCTATCATATTGCCTGTACCTTCTTTAAAGCCAATCCTATATGAGGACCACATGCCTCCACAAAGTATTGCTAAAAATAAGAATCCAAATACTAAAGTGATATCTGTCATTACATTAACCTCTCTACTAAGTTTCTAATTAAAAATAATAATCCTACACCGTTGAGTAATATCAAAGCTCTGTCTTTCCATAGTATAGACACCCAGAGCCAAAGTGCCACACCAAATGTTGATACAATTAAGTCTGCTTGTTCTAATCCTGCTACTCCTCTCATGGACATAGCAGATAGTATAAAAATAGATGCCACCCATTTTATATACCAGTCAATGGTATATTTAGGTGTGGCGGATTTAAATATCCTTTTGGAATTTGCTATTTCTTCTTCTGATATCTCTCTCGGCTTCTTTTCGTTCAACAAAGTCATATATCTCTTTCCAATTTCTGACAACCTTAGCGTTGCCATTGTAATTTAAATTATGTCCGTGCTCCATGAGTAGTGCCTCGAACCCTACACTAGCTCCTGCCTCAGCATTTACATATTTGTCTTCTACCCAAATGCTACCATCATATTTATTAGCTAACTGCATTAGAATCTCATCTTTATCAGCACCACATGCTAAGTAATGGTATTCAACAAAAGTATCCTCTCCAAATAGTTTTTTAAGATTAGCAGTTCTTAATGCTTGTGCATATACATCATCACTCAAGCTCGTTACTGCTACAAATTTGTAACCTAATTTCTCAGCCATCATTTTCATATAATGTTGTGCATCTCTTAATGGTGGTAAAAAGCCCATGTGTGCTGAACTATTGAATTGTGCCACTAATCTATCTGCTAGTGGTTTATCAATATTATATTGGTTACATACACTATATTGTGGTAGTGGATCTCTATTATGTCCATTTGATTCCATCCAAGTGTGGAATGCAAATTCCCAATCCAGGCATACACCATCACAATCTGTTAAAATTACTTTACTTTTATCATACATTATTTCTTTCATATTATTCCTTATTATGTCTATATTATGCACTCTTTAGGACCTTTTGTCAAGCGATTTAATGTCCTTAATTGTGTAATTTGTTTGTTCTTTAATGTATTTGTGGCCTAGTTTAGACTGCATATCCCATGCTTCTAACTCCCATGGATAGCATCTGCCATCTGTGTATTGTTTGTTGAACCACAATGTCCTGGGAAAGTCTTCCTTTAGTTCTTTTCTAGTATATTGTTTGACATGTACCATCTCATGGCATGTGGTTAAAATAAGATTATATAAATCTTGTTTGTTGTCTATATCTATTTGGAATTCGTTACCGCCAACATGTAAGCATTGACCCATAACATTTTGTGTTGCTTCGTAATTGCCAAGTTGGACATCTATATCTAAAGTTCTATGCAAAGGGAGCATTTCATCAATACAAAAGGAAATAACATTATATACTCTATTCCTTTGTGATTTAAATCCCCCTGTAACATGTATCAAGTTACCTGGGTGCATGAGCTAAACTCCTGATCTAAATTGTTTATCTAAGTTCTCGAATGATAGCGCTGTTTCTAGTTTCTTGCCCATGTTATCATCACATAAAGCTTCTACTAAAGCTGCTAATTCTTTTGCAGTCATCTGACGAATCTCTTCTGCAACTCTTTTAGGACGGGTTATGTCTTGAGTACTCATTTACTAACTCCTCCCCTGTTAATTGTTTGCCCATTGTGATAACTTCACCAGTATTAATGATGGTTCTTTTAATTGTGCCATCGTTATATTGAACATCCATTACAGGACCATCATCAGTATCCTGTGGTCTGTCATCATACCACATAGATTTTAATTGATGTGAATGTAAACATTTAACACCACCAGCCCATTCTTCAGCAGCTCGTCTTTGTTTAACCATTTCTACTCTCTCGTCATATTGTGTCATTATTATACCTCATTTACTTTACATATGATAGCAGAAAGAGGACCAACAGTCAACCTAGAATAGGGCTTTTGGTCCTCTTGATATTTATGATTATTCGCCTTTTACTAAGGTCCAAATACCATAAGCCAGTGCTGGCCATGCTAATAGTTTAACAATAGGTGCTGCAACTATGATGAGTAAAGCCCCACCAATTACTACAATACCATCCCATGAAGTACGCTCTTTTAAACGAGCCTTAATATAGTCTAACATATTACCTCCTATTGGTCTGTTTCCCTTGGTATAATGCTCCATCGTCCGAATAAGACTACTGAATAATATGAAGCATACGCCTTCCAAGATGCCACTTTAGGATCTGATTCCTTCATAGCTTCTAGGAACACTTTGTCTGCTACCTTTTTAGCTTGGGCAGACACTTGACGCGATTCCTCTGTCTCATGGGAGCCTCCAGAGGCAACGGTATAACCGTTTTTCTCTCTAAAGTCTCTGATAGCTGAGTATAAGGCATCGTGAATAACTGCTGATCTAGCGATATCAAATGGTGCAATAAATGCCCACGCAATTCTAGGTACTGATGCTAAATCAGTTTTAAAACCTTTTTTGGCTGTAATTTTACCAGCCTTTGTTACATGTGCTCCAATCTTTTTAAGCACTTTTTTATCTTTTTCATCAAGTTTATCACTATCAAATATTAAACTAGCATCCAATGCCCACGATTTAGGTGGAGTGAACTTTGCATCTAGTAGTTTGTTAAATTTAGACATAATCTCTCCTATTACATATATGTTCTATTCTTATTTATAAATAATAAAACATATAGGTTGACATATAGTTAACCAAAGTGCATACTTATAACAAAAAGGGAAAGACATGGCTAAATTAGAAAAAAGTTCAATGACAACGGCAAATATACATTACACGGAGAATATAATTGCTGATGCTAAGTCTGGTGAATTAAAGATGCTGGATGGAACAGTACTTAAAGGTATAACTCATATAGAGACACCATCACCAACCCCTAATGGAACTGCTAAATATCATAATATTACGACGATTAATTCTACAACACTAAGAATGGCATTCCAAACAATCCCAGCTCGTAAGTCCGCATTTTTCGTAAAGAAAGTAGGTACTAGTGTTACTTACCTAGGCAACATATTTGGAAAAAATGGTGTGGATAAGGACAGCATATTTGATAAGCGAGGTAAAGCTGGCAAAGCTGGTAAAGATGGTGCTTATCCAATGGGCAACCGTGGAGGGATAGCAGAAGGTGTGTATGCTGCTGCTATATTCTTAAGATTTACAGCCGATCAAAATAGTAGAGCTAAAACAATAAAAGAGGATGATCTAAAGAATTTTATATTTAGTAAGATGAATAAGAGCAACACAGGAGAAGTTAAAGGACATGGTCCTAACCGAGATACAAATCTAAAAGATAATGTCTGTTTAACATATGGTCTTAAACTTAAAGATTGGAAATGTTTAGCAGATAAAAGACTGTGGCCTCATTGGAAAAACGAAAAGCATGTTAAAATAGATGGTTACAAGGAAATTAAAAAGACAGGGCATGACATGATTTCAGCAGCACTAAATTATGTAAATGGAATTGCCTATCAGAAATCAGGACAACCAGATTCTGTTAGAGCTTGGGCACATACATTTTGGAATAATGGTGTTGTTAATGATGTTATTATAAATGCTGAAGGAGAAAAAGCACAAGACGAAACAAAAGTAGATATTAGAGTGAGTGCAAATAATCATGACGGAGATATGGTTGATGATATATTAAGAATCTCATTAAAGTATGGTGGTGTTGGACAGTTTGGACAAATGTCTGGTGTAACTTGGGATATAACTGCAAATGTTTTTAAAGAGTGGTTTGGTTTTACAAATACCCAAATAGAATATGGAGAGGATGATTTTAATAGAGCTATTATAAGAGGCACAGGTAATAATAGTCATAAGTCAGATGCTGCAAATGCTATGTTTAAGATGTGGGAAGCACAAATACCTAAAATTGAAAAGAAAATACAGACAGAAGATGGCGTTAAAGCATTTTCACAAGCATTTTACAAGCATATATCACAAGGTAAGAAAGCAACAGAATTTGAGGCTGGTGTTACACTTGTCGATGCTGTTAAAACAGGATCTAAAATTTACAATTTAGATAAACTAAAGGATATAGACTTTACTGGCCACGCTATTAAAGCAAAATGGGAGATACTTGAGCCTAGTTCTAGATCAGGTAAAGTATCTGGTTTTAGTCACATGCCAAAAGATTTGTGCCAAACCACAATCTCTGGCATTATCGCTGGCAAGGAACAAGATATAGTTAGAATCCGTATTAAAAGAGGTGACAATAATAATAAAGGTCCTTATTATAGAACAATATTTGAAAAACAACACGGATTAGACGAGCTAATATTAGAAGCAGAAAGAACTTGGGAAGCTGAACACTAATGTCTAAAGCTTCGTTATTCTTTTTATTCAATCACAAAGACAGTCTATATATCGTAGACAACAATCATGTACAAGATGTTCCAAAGCCTCGTGAATTGATTAGAAGGTTCTCTACTATTGAACAAATAAGAGAGCATGCACTACATTTAGGAATACCTATTGCTAACGACACAGCACGAGAAAGAACCAAACACCACACACCTGAAGGATTAGAAAGAATAAGACAAGCAAAACTAGGCAACAATCATCCAGCAGTTCGTAAAGGTCGTGGTCCAGAGTTTAGAGAGAAAGTATCTAAAACAATGACAGGTACAAGAGGTGGTGAAAATAATCCTATGTATGGCAGACAACATAGTAAAGACACTCGTATAAAAATGTCTTATGCTTCTAACTTTAAAGAGAAAAGACGCTGGTGTGTATCACCTGAAGGTGTGACTACAACAATACCTGTATCACAACCATTACCAGAAGGTTATCAATGGGGCAGGTTCTACGATCCTTATAAGCCTGATACTGAACCGTTTAAGTTATAGACTTTACTACTCTCAACACTATCTAACATTTTAACAATACAATTAGCAGTCGTTTGCCAATTACTTTTAACTAAATGTCCTGGCTCTACGCCAAAGTATATGTCTTTTTCTTTATGTGCTAAATAGCGCATTATATGTAAATTTACACTCTTAAATGCAAAATAAGGGCTATATTGTGGCATAAAATGAGCACCTATGCCTTTACTAAGCATCCAACCTACCTTGGCATTAGGTAATAGTTCTATAGATCCTAATATATGTAGACATACTAGGCAATTCATCTCATAAGACTTATGATCAAACTCCTCAGGCATATAGTGGTGATTAAAGAATACTAGATCATACTCTTTTAGTCTAGCATTGTATCCATGTTCTAAAGCAGGTAATACAAATCTAGGTATTACTTCAACTGTATAATTATTTCGTTCTAGTTCTTCTCTTAACTCTACACCAAATCCTGAAGAGCATCCTGTTAATAAAGCGTTAGGCATATATCTTTTCCATTGTTTTACTTGGACCACAAGCATCATAACATTGTAGCATCGTGTTACTATCCCATTTGTCATACATCTCTTTAAAAGGATCGCCGTCTAATATCTCTTTTAATGACATGGTATGTAAATTATTATTTATATCTTTAAACACATCTCTTGCTTGTTGCTGGTGTACATAAGATACCGTTCTATTGTCGAGATACTTCTTCATTAAATGTCCGTAAAAACTACAAGGCCAGACTGTACCATCACAATTAATTCTAACTTCATAACCACCATCACCAAACAGATGATTAGCACTGCATGTTACACAACCTTCCTTCTTGTTGTACACTTGCTCTAATCTATCTCTCCACTTGTCATAACCTTCATCTTTTAATTGCTCTACAAATTTAGCAACACTCTCTTCTATCACTGGTATCTTTCTATCATCTGCTGGTTGTATATAATATTCTACATTATAATCCTTATCCCTAGCAGGCATAGGGCCACCTTCAAAGCCATTAGGATTCTTAAATACTATCTTAAAACCTAACTCATCTGCTAACGCTCTTGCCTCAGCATACTGGTGTTCATTATGTTTGAACTTTAAATAGTCCCATTCTGCTTTAGCTCCTGTCTTACTGTAAGTTCTCATATTGCTTACAAGTTTATCCCACTTAACATTTCGTCTGTATATGTGATTAGTATCTTCTAAGCCATCAACAGAAAATATTACATAACTTCTACTGTTCATAGACATACCTAAGTCATGCCAGAACTTTGTAGTCTTCATACCACCGTTGGTATGTATTTTAATTATAGGTGAATGTGTTGTTGTTTTGTTTATATAATCCATGATAGGAATTATATCTGGTGCAGTACAAGGATCGCCAAAGTCTCCTGCAAATGTCCAGAAGTTTATTTGCCTTACAAAGCATATAGGGAAGTCGTTCTTGAATCGTTCTAAGGAATATGATTCCTCTGTGATATTAGGATTTAGATTAGGACTAAAATTATTATACCTTGGGCACCAAGGACAAATAGAATTACAAAGAGTAGATACTTCTAAATGTACGCTCTTTATGTTTTCGTATTTCCAATATTTATTTGGCACTCTTCTTGACAGCCTTCTTCCTTTTCTTCTTAGGTTTTACATATTCAGTAATACCTAAGTCAGGTAAGATCGCTTCAAGTTTAGGATACAAGTTTAAAAGTTCTACATCTTTAACAGCTGTCATAAACTCTGCTTCTTTATGATGTATTCCTTCCATAATAGACATCCAATTCATTTCCTGTTTCCAGGCTGGCAAGTTCTTCATATTACTCTGAGGATCTGTAAATGCTTTTATCCTTCTAAACTCTAATGTAATAGTTGTTTCACCCATGCCTTCAGGTATATCATCTTTAATCTTAGATGCTTCAGGTAGTCCTGCAGGTAACCCCCAGTCTACTTCTTCAGCGCCAACGCCCCACCTTGTAAGTGGGACAATGGTTTGATTCTTAGATGCAATAGTTTTTAGTCGTTCTACTTGATCTTTCTTAGGTGCTTCGAACACCCAGTCAAAAGCCTCGTTTAATTGTCTAAACTTTGTAGGCTCTACCATTGTCTTCTCCATAGTTAAAAATTATATGCTAGACTTATAACCGCTTCAGATCCTAAGTCATCTCTGCCTTCACCATAAATAGCTGCTAATGTGTAACTACCTATGTCCTTACTTATATTTATACCATAAAAGTCAATAGGGTCTTGCCAAAAGACTGACACGGATACCATTTCAATAGGCAAAGCATAACTATACTCTGCGAAATGGTTATCATCGTTGTCTAAGTCTTCCCAATAATATGCTGAGAAACCTCTAAATGTTCCACCAACATACCACTCTTCCAATTGATTTCCTGGCTCGTTGTTAAAGTTATATTGAATAACACCGACATCAATAGATAATTCATCGTTAATATCATGTGAATATCCTGTATAGACATCCCACTCATAGTCTGATTTATCTCCATAATCTACTTCTGATACCCATGCTCCTGAATACCAACCGTTATGTTCTGCTTCTACTCCTGCTGATATAGCACTACTGCCTTTTTGACTAGTGCCTCTCCACAAATAGTCAGAACCTACTGTGATACCACCTGATACATCAAGTGATTGTGCGTAAAATGGTGCTACTATTAATGTAGCTAGTATTAAAAATTTTTTCATTTGCTTCCTTATGTTGTTAAAACTCATCAATAACATCAATCATATGTTTCATTTTGTTCTTGATAAAGTAGTCCAACAGGTGACTCTTGTCTTTATTAGTCTGTGAACTGTAACTATTTATAATTGCATCTTTAATGTCGTCAGGAGTTTTGGTTAAATCTACAAGTTGTGAATTACGGACATAGCCTGATGCCATATCTCCTGTTACCCAATCTTCTGGTTTTTGTTTAACCCACTTCTCTACCTGTGCCTTACGAATAGGTTTTTGTCGTTTACCTTCTACGAAACAATCATCAGGAGATAACATATTAGGAACACCATCACCTTTATCTCCTCTGATAATATGTTCCATTAGAACTTCATGTGCTGGTACTTTAATCTTAACCCATTTCTTTTGTGCAGGTGCCCATTGTTTTACATTACTATATTTCTGTAACTGCTGGAAGTCATGATCTCCTGATACAATAAGAAAAGGATCAGGAGTTATATCACCAAACAATGGAGACTCTTCACCTATTGTCTGACTATACTCTGCTAATGTTCCTATAACATCATCTGCCTCTGCACCGTCAACATTAATAACAGGATAAGGAAACACCTCATCTAGTTCTTCTCTAACAATATTAAGAGCATCAAATATAGTATTCCAATCCATACCACTAGACTCTCTGGTAGCTTTCCTACCTGCTTTGTAATAAGGAAATACTTCTCGTCTCCAATACTTCCTGTTATCACATGCAATAATTAACTCACCAAACTCTTCTTTATGTTTCTTATTATAAGATCTAATGGTGTTCAATATCATATGTCTAAGTAATGGCAAGTTAACATCTATATCTGTCCTGCCTCGAATCTCTGCCATGAAGGCACCAATAGCTACCTGATTATAATCTATGACTATCATTATTGTACCTTCAATAATAACATGTTAGGATTGATACGAGTCTTAACTTTCATTTGTTTACCTCGTATTTTACCTACCACATCATGTATTGCCTTTCTAGATTTAGACATTATTAACTTGAGCTGTTCATCTGGCTTACGCAAAGTCTTTTCATATGATAAGCCTTCATCATAACCTGTAACAGATGTGCCTTTAACACCTAGTCCACCATCACCCTTAGACTTATATAGCCCTAGTCTACGGCGTTTCGTGTCATATACCCACACCTCACTACTACCTAGGATATCTACAGGGTTAATAGATGCTATGTTTAAGTCCTTATCTGCTTGTAAATGTCTTAATCGTGCTACTATCTTACGAGGATCTTGTGGCTTCTTACGCCTAACAACCTTAGTTTCCTTCATAGTTAGCAGTTGCATGTTAGCATCTTCTAAATAGTCAACGATCTTTTTAGTTTGTGGTCTGGATACATGACTATAACCTTCCACTAACTGTTCGTCCCAATCATCTCTATCTTTAATCTTACGAACTCTTACTAATTCCTTAAACTCATCTAGAATACTAGATATTTCTTCGTAAGCTTCTGATGCCTCTTCCTTCTTTAGTGGTAGGGATTTAAGTAACCCTTCTACATTTGAAGACTTCTTGCCATCACATAATGCCTGTACTGATAGTTCAACAGCATCTAGGAACATAGGTAGTTCCTGTCTAATAACTTTAGGTTTGATCTTAACAACCTTTTTAGCTGCTTTCTTTTCAGCTATAGCTTCGTTGCCTTTCTCAATAAGTTCAGGTAGTTTGTTATCAATCCAAGTTCTAACTTGAACTGGCATCCATCCTACCTTGTTCTGAAAGAAGGCATACTGGCCTATTGTTAAGTATCGCCAGTCAGGACAACCAAGCACAGATGTCTGTGTCTTTTTATCCCAGCCAGAATGTTTCTTAACCCATTCCCGAAACTCTTTGTAAGTTTCTTTGTTTGCTATTTCCTGGTGTATCCAGTATCCTGTATCTTTAAAAGCTTTATATCGCTCTTCCTCATCGTTAAGTAGGCTGAGTGCAGCCCAGTTAGGTTCAGCCATGAGGTACTGAGTTCGTTTTTTCGTTCGTGCCATGAAAGGACTCCTTTATTAATCATACTACTAATTATAAGCGCAGTACAACCTAGAGTCAATACTCTAGAGGACCATTTCTTATGATTTGTCTTCTGTGAATGTAGAAACTTGCTCTTTAGGTGTGTTTGTAGGACCTAAAGATGTAAACCTTATAACACTATCATATCTAAGTGATCGCCAGCCTTCTTTCTCTGTGTCCCATACTACTAACAAACCTGGATTAGAATTAGACTCTTCTCCTGCGTATCCTTCTGGTAGAAGGTGTGCTTGTAGTGTACACTTCATCTCTCTGATACTTCCGTCTACTTTCTGAAAAGTAAATTGTCCGTGATTATATCTAAGAAACTCTTCTGTTTCTCTTCTATAGTCATCATCGTTTCGTCTTGGTTCAAACTCTATTACATTAGGCATTTTTGCCTCCTTTTTTCTTATCTATTAACCATTGTAAGTCTACTTCCTTCTTCGGGTCCATTTTAGACTCACTCCCATATTTTTTCTCAACCCATTCTTCAACATGTTCTTCTATTTCAACAGGCTCTCCCTGCATCATAGGTCCTTGCATTGTAGCGTCAGGCGGTAGTTCTATGTCAATATGTACATCATCAGTTATACCTTCTAATCTATCTTCTAGTTTAAAGTATAAATCAGTTTTACCTGATGACATACTAGCCCACGAGCCTTCCTCAGGAGCGTCAACAGTTTCCATCTCTGGATTTTCTTCAACGAAATCTACCTCACTAGGCATACTCATTGCTGTTATTCTACCGCCCCGTCTTTCCTTAAAACTTAAATTAGCTGCTATAACTAATATAATCGCTAAAGGATCAAAAACAAATATAAGTAGCATTATAACAATTTGTACGGCAGAATCAACTGCTGCTGTACCAGAACTGCCATAAAGTAATTGTGCTATATATTTGACTGGTCCTACTTCATTGTCTAATTGTCTGACAATAGCTCTCTTCTCAAATAATGTTTCGTTATATCCTTCTATTGTTATATAAACTGTATCTATTTGAGCCTGTAGATCGTCTATTGCTATATCTCTACCTGTTTGTGCTGAACTCTCATTATCTCTTAATCTGTTTATTTCAGCATTAGCATTGTCTATTGTTTCTTGTGTATCTGCTCTGTATTGTGATATCTGATTACGATAACCGGCAATTTGTGTCTCTGCATAATCTCGTAACTCTTTCATTTTAAGATCTATTTCATTACGCTCTGCTTGTTGCTGTTCCCTAACTTCTAATCCTTTTGCCACATTATCTGTACGACTAAAGGCATTTCCAGTAGTACCTTGGGTCGTATAAGATGCTACTATAGCGTCTAAACCGTCAAGTTTTGACTGTTCTATCGCCAAATCTGAGTCTAATGAGGCTCTAATCTTATCAATTTGTTCCTCGGCGTAGTCTATGTCACCCTGTATCCTATCCCATGCTGTATCTCTAATCTCTTCCTGCTGACGAATAGAATCAGTAACATCTAAAACTCCACCGTCATCTATTCTTGTTATCCTATCTTCTAATGCTGATATTTTACTTTGTTCTCTTAATACTAATTCTTCTAGTCTAGTTACTTGTGCACCAGCATCTCCAGCACTTGCTGCTTGGTCCATGTGTGCTTTACTTAGGAATCCAAATATACCTATAGATGTAATTAGTGATAAAACTACAACAGCAGTAATCATATATGCTTTCATCATGAACGCTATTCGTTCCCAATATTGATATACCCATGATGCTGTTACTAGTTTAGCAATCTCTAATACAATACCCATTGCAAGTATGGACATGGGTAGAGCAGAAAATATTGCTATAAGTCCTACAATAGAAAAGTATGCAGCTACTGCTGATACTGCCAATGCAGAGAATAATGTCATTACAATAAATGATAAATTACTTTGCTTAAACATTTGGCCTCCATTCGATAGGATTAAAATCTTTTAGGAAACTACTTCGTATCCTTACATGCAACATATCGTTGACACACCTATCGTCGTGTCGTTGTTGCCATTGTAATAAAAACTCCTGCATCTTTGCTGGTGCTCTTGTTTCATATTCTGCTATTACTTCCTTCTTTAACTCATCTATTGATTCTTTTACAATAGTTGAACTCCCAAAATACTTCTCAAATTGTTTGTCTGTCTTGCATGAGTAACCGATATAATACCTACCATCTGGGAAGTAGGTACAATATACTCTATGCTTTTTAGGTTCTTTCTTTTTTCTAGCCATAGTAGTATTTATATGTGCCTAATGGGATCTATTTCCATCAAAGACACATACAAAATACAAGTTGCTAGATGTATCGTTAATTACTTGATGAAATTGTCCATCCTCGATTAGGATAGTATCTCCTGCTTTTACAGGAAACATATCATCATCTATCTTCATAACGCCTGAACCTGATACAAATATATAAACTTCTTCTTGTCCAGTATGACTATGTCCACCTGTCTTTTTAAATGGCTTTAAGTCTGTACTGCTTATTACAAGATTGTTAAGGTGTGTATTGTCTTTTAAAAGATAAGTATCATTATCTTTAACTACTACACCACCTATATCATTAAGCGTTAGCTTCGTATTCTTCTTCGAACGGGTCATTAATTTCCAATTCCTCTTCTAGTTCTAATTCCTCACCACAAAATGGACAGAACTTTATTATATAAAAATGGTGTTCCATTTCAGTATCAATTTTTGCAACACCCTCACATTTTAAACATTCAATAAGTTTATTAACCACCTTTTACTGCTCCCCAAACATCTCCCCAAGTTCCTTCTAAGGCTCCTCTAGCATAGTCTGTAGATCTGTTTTCAAAAAAGTTTGTATGAGTAGGAGCGTTAATCATCTCTTCTACCCACAATAAAGGATTTCTTTTTACTTTAAAGATACCTTTCATTCCCATAGCTATTAATCTCCTATCAGCTATATATCTAATATATTGTTTAACTTGTGCTGGTTTCAAATTTTCCATATCTCCCATAGCAAAACATGTATCAATAAACATTTCTTCTAAGTCTACCATCTTCTCAGCGATATCGTATATATCTTTCTTTAGTTTATCGTTCCACAGTTTCCTATTTTCTCTTACATAAGTTTTAAATAGTTTAATCATAGATTCTGCGTGCATTGTTTCATCAACAATAGACCATGTAATAATTTGTCCCATACCTTTCATCTTACCATGACGAGGAAAGTTTAATAGCATAATAAAAGATGAGAATAGTTGCATACCTTCTGTGAATGCTGAGAAAGCTGCTATATTTGTGGCCACAGATTCTTCTGTTCCATTTTGTCCTGATAGTTCCATGAAATATTCATGTTTTTCTACCATCGTTTGATACTCTAAGAACTCACTATAGGTAGACTCAGGCATACCTAGAGTTTCTATTAAATGTGCATAGGCAGCAACATGAAGTGCTTCCCTAGCAGCAAATCCTGATAACATCATACGAACTTCTGGTTGTGGAAAATAAGGTAAATAGTTATTAATATAACCTCCTGCCACATCTATATCTCCTTGTACAAAGAATCTAAATATGTTTGTAAGAAAGGCCTTTTCAGGATCGTCTAATTTATCTTTCCAGTCTTTTACATCCTCTGCCATAGGTACTTCTGTATGTAACCAATGTGATTGTTCATGTTTCAACCATGCGTCATAAGCCCATGGATAGTTGAAAGGTTTGAAATATTCTCTTTCATCTGTTAGTTTAAGTTTTGCCACCATTGTCTTCCTCTTAGTTTATTCCATCCAATTGAACATTATAATCAAATGCCCAAGCTCTTTCTTGACACCAGAAACATGATCCACATCTTCCTCTGTCTTGGGTTACGCAAGAATGTGTAACCTGCTTTATATTATCTAATATATCTTCATCAATTGCTATTTTTACTAATTGTTCTTTTGTCAATATATCAAATGGTTGTTTACATACATCTTCCCATTCTGTGCCTCTAGTAAAATTTCTATCCCTAGGTGCTCTTATCATTTTAAACTTCTCGACAAGATGTTTTGGAAATGGACTAGCTCCTGTATATACTACATCTGCTAATGGTATGTCTGCATATAATATCTCTCTTAAACCTGATACTAATTGTTCTAGTAATGTGGCTCCATCAGGATATCTATTTGTTTGATCTACTTCTCCTACTCTTGTTGTATGTATTCTTTTTATTCCGTTCTTTTTACTGTATGCTTCTAACATCATATTAGCATGACGAATAGAACCATCTACTTTAGGTACAGTATAAGGTTTTACCGTAGCTCCTGTACCCTCATATAATTTATTAATTTTATGCCACAATACAGCACTATCAAATCCACCTGAAACTACTACTGCTACTCTCATAATCTAGACTCTATTAATTTTGCTATATTCTTTATCGTTAAAGGGCCAGGATGACTGTTATCACTTGCCTTATCAAAATATCCTAAAGGTTCAATCCCTGTTGTTAATGGTGTACTACTTACTCGTCTAATACCTGTACCACTACGATCTAATCCACCATATCTATCATCTCCATCTTCAAAAAATACTGCCTGACTCCAATTGTTTTTACCAGGACCTTCCTTAACATCTTTTAAGTTATGGAATAGTGTCCAATGTATTAATTTATCTCCACATATCATTTTCATAGAATCCACAATAAGTTTAGAATATTCTTCTTGTGTGATTTTCATATTCAATACCCACTCTTTACCTATCTTTTGTGTCGTATGGTTTTGTTTTGTCCAATGACCTATAGGAAGTATTTCTTTCTCTGCAGGAATACCTTCATTATATAATGCTATTCTATAAGGAGCAGTCCAACCAATACAAATTCTATGTGGCATACCATACTCTTTAATACAGTCTATAGCTTTCATCCACATGTGCCAATTAGATTCACCAGGATAGGCAAAGTTATTTACAGGCCTATCTGTTTCTATCACATTATGTAAATGATCTTTAGGATCTAAATAATGTCCATATGCACACGAGCATCCAAATATAGCAATAGATCGTTCCCAATCTGTATAATCAATTGGGTGAGGCTTCTCATTACCATTTATGTAATAGTTCCTCACCTAACCCTCACACGCTAGACATTCTCCGTCAGCAATTGCTGTCATGTCAAGTTCTTGTATGATCTCTCGTTCAATCCTTTTACTGACTTTATCAGCTTTACCAAGTTTTTCTGAACGACAATAATATAATGTCTTAACACCTGACTTCCATGCTAAGAAATGAACAGCATGTAGATATGATATATTAACATCTGGCCTGAAGAATAAATTTAAACTTTGTGCCTGATCTACATATATCTGTCTATCTGCTGCATGTTCTACTAACCACCTTTGATCTATTTCCATAGATGTTTTAAAGATGGCTTTTTGTTCATTTGATAATTTTGTTAAGTGTTGTACAGAACCATCGTTACTTATAATACTAGACCATACCTCGTCATAGTTTGTTCTAGGATGTTTCTCACAATATTCTGTAATCATTTTGTCTAAATACTTATTTTTATTTAAATATGCTCCCGATAAAGTATCCTGCCTATAGGCGTTAGCTCTAAACGGCTCAATAGATGGCGAAGTGTTGCCCATAATAATACTACTGGAAGCGTTGGGAGCAATAGCCATGACATGACTAAAACGGAGCCCTCTGCCTTCAGCATCTGGCGCCTCTCCTCTGTCTTTTCCGAGCGATAAGTTTGCCTCATCTAATTTTCCCCTAATGTGTCTGAACATTCTTAGATTAGCACCTTTAGCTTCGTTACTTTCCCAAGCTATTCCGTTCTTCTGAAGATAGGCATGGAAACCTAGGGCACCAACTCCTATACTCCTTTCTTGTTCTGCTGAGTATTTAGCTCTCCCTACTTCATCAGGTGCGTTCTCAATAAAAAATGTTAAGACATTATCTAGCATTTCTGCTACATCTTTTAAAAATAGTGGTTGTCTACTCCAAGCGTCATAGTATTCTAAATTGACTGAGGATAAACAACACACCGCTGTTCTTTCTTCGTTTGTTGGCAAAATAATCTCAGAACATAAATTACTTTGATTTATTCGTAATCCTTTTTCCTTTTGGAAATCTTTCATAGCATTATTACTATGATCTATATAATGAATATAAGGTTCACCTGTTTCCATTCTAAGTTCTAATATCTTCTGCCAAAGTTCTTTAGCAGATACAGTATCTCTTATTAGTCCTGAATTAGGATCTACTAAGTTCCACCCATCATCTGCCTCTGGATCTGTCATGCATCTTTCTATAATTTGCATGAAATTATCTGTTATGTTTATACCGTGATGTAAGTTTAAGCATCTCATATTAGGATCGCCTGTTGGCTTCCTCATTTCAAGATACATTAAAACATCTGGATGGCTAATATCAAGGTAAGTAGCATAACTACCCCGTCTAGTACGCCCTTGACGGTATGCCAAGCATGAGGCGTCATAAGTCTTAAGATGAGGCATGACGCCAGTAGATTTATCATCACTGCTTCGAATGCCAAAGCCAATGCCCACACCACCACCAAGCATAGAAAGCCAATTTGTTTCTGATAAGTTTTCAACTAATCCCTCCGCTGTGTCGTTTATGTAATTTAAAAAACAAGAGATTGGCATTCCTTTTTTACTCCGTCCATAGGAAAGAATAGGAGTACTGTAAGAAAGCCAATGTTTACTGCTATACTCATATAGTCTTTGTGCATGTTCTGGATTAGAACCAAATGTAGAACTTACATAGGCAAATCGTTCTTGGGGAGATTTTTCTGTATCCATCATATAAGATTCTTTTAATCTTTGTACGCCTAACGGATCGAAGAGTTCGTCCCTATCATAATCAATGGTAATACCATTAATGTTGCCTTTTGCCATTTCTATTCCTTGTTTTTAAGTTTGCTTAATTCTGAATTAAGCTCGTGAATTCTTTTGTATGCTGCTTGTAATTGACCCTGCACGGTTTTTACTTCACTCCTAAGCAAGTCGTTAAGTTTACTCTGTGCTATTACTTCTTTTCGTTCTACTTCGTCCATCAACACTTTCTCCAACTAGTATATTTTAACTCTGCTTCTAAATTTTGGAATGTATTATAATTTATAATTTCTTCAACATCTAGATTAGCCAGTACCATGTCGTTAATATCTTTTTCTTCTATATTATCTGGCCATATAACGACTCTATGACCCTTGCTAATATGCTTATGTAATATATCACAAACCTCTTTATTTTTAGGCTGATTATCTATTACAATAATATCATTATCGCCTGGAATTATTTTGTTAAATGCTGTACCTGCACATGCTATGCTGTTGTCCAAAAATAAACTGTCTAATGGACCTTCAACAATCTTTACAGGCTTATCTTTACTTATACGATCTAGGCCAAAAATTGTGGGTGCATCATCAACTATTTTTACCATTATATACCTTAAAGTTGAATTAGCATAATCTCTTAATGTAAGTCCTGTTAATTTACCTTGTTCGTTGAAAAATGGGATAGCAAGACGAGGCTCTGTAGTTTTAATCCTATCTTTATATTTAGGAGCTAACTGATGTATCTTTGAGATGTCTTCTATATGATATAGTCTATCCCATTTCTCTCGAGGTATTCTTCGCCGTTTACAATAGTCTACAGCGATATGATTAGAATCACTAAGTTCACATTGTTCATGCAACTTATCAACTCTATCCATAAGTTGATCTATTAAACCATCTTTAGGCGTATTAAACACAGGTGGTTTAAAATCAAACTCTGGAGTCTTATTTGCACGGGGTCCTGCTACACCTTCGCTATATCTTTCCATTACATATTCCTTATGTAAGAGAGGATCTGTTATCTTCAACAATCCGCCAAAAGTTTTTCCAGCATCACAATTATGACACTTGTAGAACATGTCGTTCTTTTTCTTATATAAGTAACCCCGTGCTTTATTCTTTTTGGTACTACTGTCGCCACAGATAGGGCAACGGAAGTTGAATAGATAATCGTCTTTCCGTTTAAATCTTTCAAAACGGTGCGAGATCATATTGATATATTTCAAGTCAATGTGTAACATATAGTCGTAATTATACGACCTAACTAAGTAATTGTCTAGTGGTTATTGTACCTTTTGGTATTATTAATTTGATAGCATGGACACGATTTTGCCCATGTTTGGTACGACAGCTGATATGGCAATCAATACTCCTATGAGTATCCATCTCCATTGTTCTAATTTAGCAATTCTATCTTCTAGATGTTCTTGTTCTCGATTAACATCTTTTCTCAGTTCATTAATGGCGTCTAAAATTTTAGCTTCGGACTCTTTCATATCTTGTTGAACTTGTCTATGCTCTTCCATTCTTTCCCTCGATGCGGTTGTAATACGACTATGGAGTTCCTTAACTGCATCTGCAGACTCCTTTCGTCTTTCGGTTACTAATTTTTCTGCATTATCTATTCTCTCATCGTGTACTGCAAGAATAGCACTAATATTAGCACTGGCATTACCAATTTTATCTATAGCATCGTCTAGTTTTGAGAAAAGATGGCCCATTGCTGCTACATCTGCTTTAATTGTAGCAATCTGGGTGTCGTAATTTTTATTTGCCGTTGCCATTCTTTTTCTTCTTTTTCCGTCTAGCTAGTGGCATCATTCTAGGATCAACTCCAGGTTCCCCTTGTGGTCCTACGCCTATACCTGCCACTGCACCGCCTCCAACTCCATTCATTTCCTCTATATCCATATAAGATTTAAATGATATTATTTTTCTTTCTAAGAGTTTAGCCTGTCGTTGTGTTGATTCGTCTAACATGTGAAGTTCTAATAAGGATAATATTTCTGCACTATCATCTTCTTCTTTGTACTCTTTCAACAGAGCCATTGCTGCTGCAAATGAAAGTAATCTTTTAGCATTCATATTAGGTGACTTTGTTAAAGCATATTGTACTTTAAAAACGAATCTGTTTAGGAATGTATAATATTGTCTTTCGCCACTTGTAGGGTTTCTAAGTTTTTTACCCTGATCATTAATTATCCCTAGCTGAAAAGCTTTGGATTTTTGAATAGGTGTGGATAATAATTTAAGTATCCTTATTCCTACTACTGTATCTAATGCTGAAGACATTTATATATTCCTTAATATTTTAATTAGTTCATTATTTAATGGTATATCAGTTATTATCTTTTTAGGTAATAATGTTCTACTGTAAACCTCTTCTAATGGTAATCTATTTAAAAATACTAGATAAGTTTTTAAGTTTGTCCAGTACTTTTCCTCCAATTTAAAAAACAACATTTCTGTTGTTGCATTACCAAATACATTATACAATAGAGTTAAGTGATTAATTATAAGCCTATCATTAGGATCGCCTGTTTTCTCATAACGATTAAACAAGCGCTTCAAATACTTAAACCTTTTTAAATCATCTTCTAACTCTGCCATTCCAGTACAAGAAGCATTCCTGTAATGCTTTATGGCAAAAATCAAAAAGTTATCATCATTTAATTCATTCATGTAACTATTTATGATACCGTAGAATTACCTCCAATAAAGTACCATTTCGTTAATCCCGCATCATATAACAATGTAGCAGAGCTACCTGAGGCAGTCATTGTTACTGTATTAGCAACATTTGCGCCTGCTATTGTTATCGAATGGCCACCACTATTGGAAGACATAATTACTATCTTTATCTGTCCGTCTGTGCCTGCTCCTATTGAACAAGCTCCAGCCCCTGAAGGGTCATTTATAAAAGTTACATTTGTATCTGTGGATAGTACACCAGCTGCTGTAATCGTATCGTGATCGCCGATTACAACCTTGTCATTAAAGACTGCTGGTGTTGCTATTCCCCCGAATAAGTTGGCTGCTGTAATTGATTTAGAGGTTGAACTCTGAACCAAATAAAGTTGATCTGCCCCAGCTGCTGCTGTTGCTGCTGTAAGGTCTGAGACTTTACTATCTGCCATTACTTACCCCTTATGCTACGACTGTTAATGTACCAGCTGCTGTACCAATACCTACTGCACTTGTGATAGTGGAATTTGAGTTAGTTCCTTTATCTTTAATTGTGCCACCGTTTAAGGCAAGTGGATTAGCTCCAAAGCTTAATACATCGTCTGCATTAGTAGCTGCGTTTGCTGCTGCTATAACTAGTGAGAATGTAAGTTCGTTTGAACCTGTTCCACTAGCATATGAAAGTACATGTGGGCCACGACCTGAACCAGTACCTTCGTTGCCGTTAGTTACTGATAGTTGAGGTGTTCCTGTTACATCTACTTCTTCATTGAATCCTACAATAGCTGAAAGCGTAAAGCCTGCTGACTTATCTGCTGCTGTTGTAACCCATTCAATTTGTGTAATATCTGCTACACCTAGGTTAGTTGTAAGAGAAGACATGGCTACTAGAACTTCTGGATCAGCGCCTGTACGGCCATTTCCTGTCATAGTAGAACCTGCTTCAACAACCCATCCACTGGTGTTAGCATATACTTCTTTTTTCTGAGCAGTCGTTAACCACTTAGGTTTAGCTTCGTCTGCGTCAGTTGCTCCCCAATTTGACATATTTTTCTCCTATTAATCTATGTGTTTTTTAAAGTTATCATGAGATGCATGTCCATGAGACTGCATTTTCTCTTTATCTGCTGGCTTACCTGACATATATTTGTTTAAAAATTTATGTGCATGTGATGCCTTGACTTTGTGTGTTTTTCCATCTTGGAACTTAACACCATCATGTTTGTCGCCTAAACTAATTGCTTTCCTTAGTTGAGAAACAATATGGTCTGGGCCTTTATTCTCTGAACCGTCATGTTTGGATTTTTTCTTCATGCCTGATCGATTGTTATTAGACTTACTCCAATCTCCACTAGATTTGACTTTTGCCATACCTTTTGTAGCTCCTGGAGATCTCATATCTCTCATAGCGTCCTCTTTAGCACCTTCTTGAACATTAACTGTTCTATCTAGTTCTGCTTGCATTTCTACATTAGGATCTACTACTAATGGTTCGTCTGAAACTTCTATTGTTCTACCGGCAAGTACATCTGCCACAGTTTTATGAACATCTCTAACTGCTTGATTAGGATTCTTTGGTAATTCCTTAGTATCCTCTTCTTTAACAGTTGCAGGTTTCTTTTTCTTAGCATAAGAAATAGTTTTCTTACTACCTGCTTGTTTAGATAACCAGTCCTTATCGGCTCTTTTTGCTTTGCCTTCACTTGAATTATCAAAATAACCATGTCCTAAAGCAAAGTCTTTAAGTGAACCTTCTTCTAATGGTTGTTCTAATTCTTCATTGGCTTGTCTAAGTGCATTTGAAACTTTTGGATGATCTGAAAGTCCTTTCTTAATCTTTTCCATTTGTTTAGCAGCACCTGTCATGTTACCGCCTTTATAGCGTTTGTCAAAAGCAATACCCTTAGCCATTTTAATTTGTTTGTCTGAGTATGTTGCTTCTTCAACATGTTTAAATAAATCGCCTTTAATAGACTCTGGAATATCTCTTACATTGTCTACTTTATTGTTAGCCAATGCAGTTTCTAAATTAGATTTATAAAGTTCGTTAAATTTAAGAATTTCTTCTGCTACACCAGCTTTCTGCTTTTCTTTTCTAAGTGCTGCTGGAAGTGCTTTTAACTTATCTTCTTTAGATCTTTTACCTAGTTTCCTGGCAAGTCTAGTAGCTCTAGATCTCATACCTTCTGAATCTAAGTCTGCTATAAGTCCTTCTTTAATAGAAGGTTTAGAGTCTTGCTTAATATTAGGTTCGTCAATTTTAGGTTTTTCTGAACCGCCTTGTTTAGGAGACTCTTGATCTCCCTTCTCTTGTCCTTCGTCTGCTGGACGACTAGCAACAGCTTCTGTTACTGCTTCGTCGTCTTTTTGTTGGTCTTTGGCTTGTTTAGAAGAACCTTTCTTTTTGACTTTTTTGTCTCGTTTTACTTCTTCCTCATCCTCAGAGCCATCAAAAACTTTGACATCTTCTTCGCTCATTGTATTCTCCTCGGTTTGATATTTTGTCTTTTGAGTATGTAACCTAGCTCTATTGTATGTGACATCATCTCCAAATTGGAAACCCATCATTTTATCTAAAAGTTTAGACAATGCCTCTCGCTCATATGGAGCTAGAATCTTACCCATTTTAATATTTGCTAATGCTCTATGCAAAATAGGTAATTGTCTGGAAGGCATTAAACCTTGTCTTATTAGTTTATCGAGACGCTGTTGTTGGGTCTCCACCTCTAATAGATATTCTAAGTTCTCATTTAACTCTTTCATACTTGTATTTATACATATTGATCTATTGATTTAATTTTTTCTTAATATAGTTGGTAATAAACCCTGCAGCTAGTTCTTTGGGTAATGGTAATTCGCTCTGAGGGTTCATCATATCTGCCCATGTATAACTAGGGTCTATAAGCCAATTATGATATCCAAATACTAATGGAGGTTGTCTTGTTATACAGGGTTCGTCGGTGTACCATTCATGTTCTAAGAAGTCTATTGCCTGATATAAGTTCATATTATCATTTTTCCAGTTCATAAATGCCATTTCTTCTTCAAAGGTACTCTCTTTAGATTTAAGTGTTCTTGATATACCTTCATCTTCTCGCCTAATCAGTTCCTCATATAAGCCTCTAAATCGTTTTTGATCTCCATCTACCCATGGTGCATTGTTGCCATTACTTTCCTCTATTGTGGTTCTAAGATAACCATACTTAGTTGGATTCTCAGCAAACCTACTTTGTTCTTCAAAAGGCCTTGCAACATCAGGTATCCATAATGGATTCATTGTAGCTGAATTACCTACGCTATGTGTTGTGCTTCCCCAATAATCTCTATACCACTTTTTTGTTTCTCTTAATGTTTCTAATGTTTCGTGTGGTAGTCCTGCTATTAAACTACAATGTCCAGAGTAAGGTCCTCTCTCCCTCATATATTCCCTGTAACGCAAGAGTCCATCTTGTAACTTAACAGACTCCATACCCTTTCCTACACTCTTAGCAGACTTTGTATTAAAGGATTCAACACCATAGAACTGTGAATTTAATCCTATATCATCAATCATTTGCCAGTTTTCAGGTTTAGATATTAATAAATCTGCTCTGATATAACCACTCATATTAGGTTTAAAGGGCAATTTAGTTATTACATTGGCATACCTTTGAAGTTTTTCTGTGTAGTCGTTTACTGTTTCGTCGGATATAGAGTAGTTTGTTGTGCCCCATTTATTATAATTTTCTAATAGTTCGTTATATAGATTATCCTCAGCTCTACTGTGGTCGTCTTTTATATTCCTATGTGTTAATGTACAGAAGTGGCAATTAAATATACAACCTCTACCAAATTCTACTGTTAATACTTCTTGAGGTTGAATATAATCTCTCTCCTCATAATGTGTAGATAAATCCTTCATACGAGCTGCCATATAATCATGTGTAGCATCTACTCGTTTAAATGTAGGTCCATCTAACCATTTGTGTTCTGTATATTTAGCTGTTCCTTTAAGAATAGCATCCATAGCTAATTCACCATAACCATGTACCATATAGTCTAATGGTAGTCCTTGTGTATTATAGAGTGCCTGAGAACCTCCTATGATTATAACATCTGGATATTGTTCTTTAAACCAAGGTACAAATTCGTACAATGTTTTAAATCTAATTGAGAATGTGGCGCTAAGTCCTAGAAATTTTGTTTTGTTTGTTACTCTTTGCCTAGCGAATTCTTTTAATTCGTCAAGAGTCCACGACTGTACAAAATCTAATACCTCGACATCCCAGCCCTGTTTCCTGAGATGTGTTGCAATTTTGTGTGCTCCGGGTGCTCGTTTGATTGAATCATAATAATAGTCAACCACACCACCCAATATAATACCGTGGTTCATATTAGTATTTATGTAGGTTTAACCTACTGAATATGAGAATGCCTTGTACGCCTTACTTGCTTTCTTAAGTGTAGGTCCACCGGATCTAATTCTAGATGGTGCTTTAGGTTTCTTAGGTGCTTTGTATTTACCACCAGACTTAATTTTATATCGTTTTGCCTTTTGTGAAGATGCTGAACGAACTGGTTTAGCTGCTTTATACCGTTTACTATGAGATGGCCTTCTTTTACCTCTTTGAGTAAGACGCTTGATCTCATTCTTTCTCATCTGAGGTAATAGTTTAACTGATATACGACTTACTAGTGGAGCAAATCGTTTAATCATTCTTTCTAAACGAGCCTTCTCTGCAGGTGGTAGGCTTCCTCTATCCCTACCTCTAAGTAGTCGTTTATAAACCATGAGCCTTGCACCCCTGGTTGCTCTTCTTTTTAATCTGTCAGGAGTTGAACCCCTTCTTAGTGCTATGTTTCTAGCTACTCTTAATTTTTGTTTATTTCTTCGTGCGTTAAATCGTCTTTTTAAACGACCCTGTACAGATAATGCCTCTGTTATTTCTACTTCGTTATCAAACCCTGGTGTATTATCAAAGTCTTGATCTATAAGTTCTTCTTCATCATACAATCCATCTTTTACTGCTTGATCAAATGTATAATTCTCTGCTTCTTTATCTAAGAAGTCTATATCTTCTTGTTCTATATACCAATCACCATCTTTACCTGTTAGCCAATGTCCTTTATCACCTGTATCAAATGTTTCTTTTTCATTGTTAATAGGATATTGGTGTTTACTATGGTCTGCTTGATTAGGTTCAATTGAAGTTAAATCAAATTCTTCTTTGTTATGATGTTTCCAAGCAGTAGCGTATGCTATAGACTTTTCTCTGTCTGTTAGTTTGCCGTCTTTAGAATATGACTTTTTAATGTGTTTAACCATTCTTTCTGCTTTGGCAGTAGGTGGTGCGTCTTCGTTTATACCTCTGTCTTTTTTCCAATCCAACTCAGGTTTCTTTTTAAGTCCTAGTTTACCTCTGATTTTATTTCCTACTCGTCTTTTAGCTTCTGAATACTCAGGTTCAAATTGTTGGCGTAGTCCTTCTGTAACTTTAACACCTTTCTCGTCTTCAGGTTTTCTTGCCTTTATATTAAGAGGCTTTAATGGCATTTCTCTTTCTTTGCCTTCACCAGGTGTTAAAGATTTAAAATAGTCTGTGCCTTGAGGTGTTCCCCATTCCATACCACCCGGAGTAGGATCATATCTAGCATCTTCAGACATAGCTTTATCTTGGTGATGCCACCAATTTTTATCTCTTGCTTTGGATTGTTTATTTAAGTCCTTCTTTGCAGACTTAGGATAGTTTATCTTTTTTTTTGAGATGCCAGTCTTTTGGCAATGTTCTTGCCAGATACTGGATTTGAATGTTTGTTTTTGCTAGGATCTACTTTATAACCTGTTCTCTTTTCTGCATCTTTAATAGATGCTCGAGCTTTGTCTAATCCTCTGGATACTAAGTTTGCTAATGACTCTGCAACTCTTTTTTGTTCTTCTTTAAGACTTGGGAAACCTTGTGGTGCTGTAGATGTTCCCATTACATCAACCATCTTACCTGTTTTCTTATCTCTTTTTTGTCCAACTCTTACTGTAGATGTTTTTGCTTTTGTTCTATTAAATGAATTAGACTTAGGATCTCTTTCTATTCCTTCAGACCAATCTTTTCTAACTATTTCTTTTCCGCCAGGTCCAATGTCTGTTACTTTAGTTTTAATAGGTTTGTTATATTTAATCTTAACTGTTTTAAGACTATCTTTACCTTTAAAATGTACTACAGGTTTCTTAGCTTCCATTACTTTAGGAGACTCAGGTGGTAGTCCAGCCTTCTTAAGTTTTTCTTTTGTTCTTTTATCTGAAACAACCGGGTTATAATTGTCTCTAGAAGACTCTTTAGTGTAAGTTCTTTTTCTTTCGTAACCACCTTTAGTTTTAACAATACCTGAGTCTGATGTCTTTTTATAACCTGCTGCAGCGTGTGCTTTATCATTTAGTTTATCTGCTTCTTCTTTACTTCCTGTCTTAATAGTAACAGCTTCTTTAAAATGCCATGTCTTACCTTCTTTATCTGCATGGTGTTTTGTGAAGTGTTTGTGTATTTGTTCTCTTGAAGCTGTATCTGAAGCACCATGTTTTTCATGTTTCTTCATAGCAGCGTCTACATGTTTAAGATCTCCTGAAGGATGCGTTACAGCTTTATGTATATCATCATGTGCTTTTTTATCTGGGTGTCCAGTTTTGTCATTGCTATAAAGTTGATATTTGTTTTTCTTATGATCGCTCCAATCTTCAGATAGTCTTTTAGATTCTTTAGCTCTTTCTTTAGGTGTAAGTTTCATAAAACCTGATGCTAATGCTTTTTCGTTCTCTTTAGCTCTTTGCTTTAATAAGTTACTTGATACTGGTTTCTTTAAAGGTCTGCCAGAAGCTAAATCCTCTCTAACAACATGATATCTTTTAGGTGAACCACAGCTTCTACATTGATCGCTACGGTTTTTCTCTGCACCACAGTCGCCACAATCCCAGCCTGTCTTAGCTGCTCGGCCACCATCATACATTTTTCTAGCTTCTAAGAATGTCTTCATACTCTTATTTATACAAGTTTAGTCTTTGGCTTTTTCATCTTCCAAAACTATTTCTGCTTTAACTCCTGTAATAGATTGTTCGTAGTATATAATAATAGTCTTTTGTTGTTCTATATATCGTTTTAATTCACCTATGTTAAGTGATAAGTTCTCATAATCAGGAACAGATAGAGCAAAATATACTATATCTGGATTATTTTTAGCGAATTTTTCTTTAAATTCTTCATAATTATCTTCTGTAACTGCATAGAATTCTACAGGAAACATTGTTACACCCTTAGGATGCCCTTGTATTGGTATTTGCTTTTCTACGAATTTAGTTTGTACTTCTACCTGTTTGGGTATTAGACTACAACCACTAGTCAATGCTAGTAGCAGTACTAGACTCGAGATCGTCAAGAATCTTTTTTGTTGCACTATTCACTCTCCGTTCAATTAACCCTGGTTTCTTCAGAGTCAACATTGTTAAATCATGTTCTCTTAACTTTTTCGCTAAGTTATCACCGTAAGCCTCAGAGGCTTTTAATTTTACATTTAGTTCTTTGTTTAGAACTTGTTGTTGTTCGTAATCCTGTGTTAATTTATCTATTGTGTCTTGGTTAGTCCTTGCCGCAATAGTTAATTTAGCATTATTTTCTGTTAAAACTGTCAGCCTTTTTTCCGTTAGCCAATAGTAACCACCAAAAGCTAATACCATGGCAACAATAATACCAATCAGGATTTTGCTCATTTCTTATAGACCTCTTTTTCAAGTTTATCTATTCGTTCAGCTAACATGGGATAATCTGATCTCCATTTAGCTTCTTTTTTGGCAATTTCAATATTATATCTATCTGCTAAAAATGCCATTAGTTTGTTTATTTTAAGTTGAAACCATGCGCCAACTTTTGTATTAAGAAACCACTTACTAAATGCGTTTCCAAATACTGCTGTTACACATGCAATTGCTAGTCTAGTTAATATTAGCATTCTTCTGTTAAGAATGTTTTGAAATCTAACATTCCCCTCTCCTCTTTTTGTAAATTCATACCCTGTCTTGTTGCTTTAAATAACTTCTTAGCATGATCGTCTGAATGGTTAGGATGTAATCCTGCTTTAAAAGATTTATAATCATTACCACTAGCATGATTTCTCATCTTTGTTCCACTAATTCCTGCTACTCCTTCTGCATCAGGGTCTCTATGTCCTGCAGATAAGATGTGTATCTTTTTATAATTATATTCTTTTCCATTGTATTTGTGTGCTAGAGCTTTAAACTGTTTTACTCTATCACTACCCACAACCATTGTTGCGTGTGTATGTCCTTCTTGATGAAACTTTTTAAGTTGCGCTAAAAAGTGTGGGTGTTCTTTTGTAGAATGTTCAAAATTTACATCAGGGTGAATATGTTTTAAATACTCTTTTTTGTGCTCGTGATGTAATGGATCTTTTTTACTGTTTTGTGAATGACTTACAACGACTGCATGGTTAGCACCTATTTTTTGTGCATGTGAATGGACTTTATCCACTACCTTACTATGTCCAGCAGTAGGTGGGTTCATCCTACCATATGAAAATACTATATGTTTTTCTTGTTCGTCTGCCATTATCCTTTGTTGAAATTAGCTGCGCTAAATTCACTCCTGTCTACAAATTTAGAAGGTCTGCCATTTCTTATGGCAACAAAACCTTCTGGTTTACTTTTAGCTCCGCCTATCTCATGCCCCCATTCTGACTTTTGAGATAGTGTATTTGTAATAATATTCTTTGCCGCTTGTAAATGCTTGTGCATATTCATTGGGCCTTCAAAGTGTTCCTTATTCTTATTTATATGACCTATGGTGTTATCCATAGTTGTTTGATGTCTTGCTTTAGCTGCGTCTGTTTTAACACCATCTATTTTTTTCTGATGTTTAGCACTAGCATGCGCTACAAATCCTTCATGAGAATATGCTTCTCCTGTTCTTACCGTGTGGTTAATATATGTTTTCTTAGCCACTGCATGTTTCATTACAGTATCGTGATGTTCTTTAGGTGTGTTTTTAAAGTGTGCCACTGCTTGTTCTAAGTGATGATCTACTTGTTTACGATCTTCTAGGCTATACCTATGTGTGCTAGTATCATGATTAGCACTCATTAGGTGTACATCTTTATGTTTTTTGAATGTAGAATTGTCAATAGCACCATGTTTTGCTTTCAAAGATGCTATATTTTTCCCTTCGTATTCTGTATGTATTGCTAATCCTAGTTTAGAACTTTTAGCTGCTTTACCATGATCTGAATCTGCTGGTGCGTGATATGTAATTGTGTTAGGTGTAAAATCTACTCTATTATTCTTTTTATCATGTTTAACATCTCCAGAGTGCATGATGTCTGCTTGATATATACCATTAGGTTCTATTTTATGTGCGTGATCTAATGCTGCACTTAACTTCTTCATAAGTCCAGGCGCATGTCCGTGATTTTTTGCTATGTCTTCGTGTGTATGGTTTATCTTAGGATTCTTATTAAATGCTGATTTAGATGAAACAAAAAACTTACCATTCTCTGGGTGTTTTCCAAATACAATAGCAGGACTTCCATCATATTTAACAGTTGTCTGCGTCTGTCCTGAACCTTTACCTTGTAATCCGTTATGAACATCATTAATAGTATGGAACGCATGTCCAAAACCCTCATGGCCAGCATGAATGACATGGTCCTCAACATGTTCTAAATGTTTGAGTTTATCCTCTTCTTTATCTTCTTTTAAAAATTCAGTAAATCTCATGTTAGTATTTATAATAATTTAATAAACGGAAAGTCTAACCGTTGTTTTTTTGTTCCTTTAAGTTTTTCTACTTCTGGGATAGGTAATGGTGCATAAAAATAATCTTCGCTTATGTACTCTGTCTTTTTAACTTTATTTGTTACTGAACCGTGCCTACCTCTTCTATTTAATAGTACTACTTGACCTGAATGTCTTTCTACTACATCTGGAAGTTCTGTTATTCTTTCTATAAACTCTCTATCTCCGTGATGATGTCCTGTAAAAGACTCGTCATAACCACCAGCTTCCCAATATAAATCTTTGTGTATTAAAAATGAATTCATATGTCCTGGATAAGGTTTTAATTCTTGTATATGTTTTACCCAAAGATCATGTCTGTAAAAAGATCTTTCTGAATACTTTTTAACAATTAGTCTACCTACTGTTTCTGTACTAAGTTGCATGTCTATATCAAAAAATGCAATATAATCTGATAGTGCATATTTTGCTATTAAGTTTCTACAACCGTGTGAATTGAATCCTAAATTTCTAGTACATCTCCAGAGTTGGAATGTAGGTCCATAGTCAGGTAAATCCCAATTACAATCTAATATAACATCTAATGCTTTATCTATTTCAGAGCCATCATCAACCAAAAAGATATCTACAAAGGAAGGATAATCCTTCCAAAGTTCTAATTGTTGTTCTAGGTATTGAGGGTCTTGAAAGTAAGTGTATCCTAATGTAACTCTAGGACCACTACCCTTCGCCCATGTCCGAAGATTCAACACCTGAGATCTGGGTGACATCTGTCGCTGGGAAGTCAATTTCGTCTCCATATTTTAGTTGAAAATGTTCGTTATGTGTTAAAGATTCTTTTAGATATACTTCATATCCTGAGAATACTTCTACAACGGATTCTGTAACCTTACCTTCTAATGTATGTTGAAATTGATCTACAAATCTTCCTATCTCAGAAAGTGTAGGTTCTTCTTCAGTATATCCTATAATGTATTCGTTACTACCGACTGGTGTCCACATAGGAAATTCCTTGGACACACCGTTTGCTTGCCAAACTCTAGTGGTAGCTACTACTTTTAGTTTCTGCATTATATAACTCCAAATTATTCTTAACTCTATCTATATCTATATCATTTTTAGAGGCAATATTTTGAGCTGTCTGCTTCCAATAGGATTTAAATTCTCCATGTAATGCTCTTTTCTCAGCATTCAGACAATTAACTATCCTTCTTATTGCGCTTGTTTCCTTTTTCACTTGGTTCATCATCTATCCTCTTTTTGTTAGCGGCTACAACCTCAGGCATTACTGCATCCTTGTAACCAGTTATTTTTTCAATTTCATTGGATCGTATTCTTTGTCTGAGACTTGTACTCGAGAAAGAGTGATCTCTGACATTGTAAAACAATTCAATATTACGATCCAAACATATTTGTTTAGCCGTAAATTCTTTGTCCCTATATTCAGTACCTAGTATTCTAATATTTAAAGGTAGTGTAAGGAATAAATCTTCTAATTCTTTTTCTGTAGAGTACATAACTATCTCATCAACATACTTTACAGCTGCTAATTGGATTTGTCTTTCTACTATACTTTGAATAGGCTTGTTTTTATTATCTCTATCTAGAGTAGGATCTACTTGCAGAGCTGCTATCAGGTAATCACAATGCCTTTTGGCTTCCTCCAGCATAACAACATGGCCTGCATGTAGTAAATCAAATGTACTACAGGTAATGCCAATTGTGCCACAGTCTTTGTAATCTAACCTCATATCTCCATCTCCATCTTGACGTCTTGTTGACCTTTGGTTGAAGTTGTCTTAACAAGCCTCAAGTCTTCCTCCATTATGTATAAGAACAGAAGAAGTAGGAGATTGTGTACTATATGTCTCCATTTTTTCCACAAACCGCATTATATATCTCCAGAACATACAATCAACATAAAATTAACACAATTCATCCAACCATTCCGTTTGTATATCTTCTACGAACTCTAAAAAGTCTAACTCTTCTAAACCGTCTATTTTATCATATTCGGCTTTAAACCATCCTCCAGACTCTTCAATATTCTTATCATTAACATATAAACCAGCAAAGTTTAGAAATTCATCTTCATATTGCATACTTAATACAACATCTGAATCTGTTGATCTTAAATGTTCTAATAATCCTGAAAAGAATACATGAGGTGAAATCCAAGCAGATTTAATTTCTACTTCTGTTCCCATGAATTTTGTCATAACTGCTTTTTTAGGTCCTACCCAATCTTCCATAAACTCTTCATCTACGATTTCTTGGTTAGTGAGAAAGAAGTCTGCGAATTCTAATCCTTTCTCATCAAAGGTTTCAATAAATTCAAAAACTCTTACGAATTCTCTTTCTGCTTCATTGTTTCCTTTTTCAAATTGTATAGTTGAATATACATTATTTGCCATGCAGTTTCTCCCTTTGTCTAACGAATGTCTTTGCTGTATCAACAGCTATATTTCTATCACCTACAAATTCTGTAAAGACCAAATTATCTTTACTATAAAACTCTACTTTGAACATTCCGTCTGGCACCTCCACGGGTGAGATCTCTGCTCTAAAAAATTCGTTACCAAAGGTTGATTCTAATTTATTCAACTGGATATTTATCTCCTGAAAAATTAAATCGTCTGCTATTGAGAATTTCTAATTTCTCTTGGTTTTCTGCTATAATTGCTATCTGCGTATCGAGGGCTTGAACTACATCTGGGTGTTCACCTATACCTGCTGGGTTTTCTAAATATACTCTTACATTGGCCTTAGCAGAGGCAATATTACCTCTGTACTGTTGCTCTAAAGCTTTGATCAACTCTCTGCCTATGTTATCTTCGTATGCCTCGCCTGCCATTTATATCTCCGTTTATCTGTCTGGAGCTCGGAATAGGATTTGAACCTACGACCTGATGATTACAAATCATCTGCTCTACCAACTGAGCTATCCGAGCAAAAATTCTGTGGGTCTTTTATTTCGTCTGTCGTACCCAGGACAGATATGTTTTTGTTATGGTTTTTAGTGAGGTCCATCCCTCTCTCCTTTATTTATAGTTGGCCTTTTGCCCTCTGACGAGCCCGGTGTACCAAACCTCAAAAATTGTAATGGAGCACATGCGCTAGTTCCCGACTTAATGTGCTCCATTAGCATCTAGCTTAGCTAAATGATACGCCAGCTGCAAATGCTGCTGCTACCATTGCTCTGCTAGGAGTACCCAAACGATAGGTGGCGTTGCCCCTATTGTTTGTGTTAGTGTAAATAGGATATCCCTGTCCTCTAAGAACATTAATCTTAGCAGGAAGTCTATTTACTTTGAGTTTGTGTGTTGCCACAGCATTACTCAGGGAATTGCCAGCAGTCAAAAAGTTAAGAACTTTTTGCTGTTGACTCACTTTACGATTAGCCATATTAGCTCTCCATATTGTTGGCATCATTGCCAGTTGAAATTGCACCCTCATTTACAGTCACAGTAGCAGAAACAGTATTACCTGTTGTTACCGTTCTTGTAGACTTAGGTACATTACGATACACGACTTTCTGTAAAGCATCTCTTACATCAAAGTTGGATTTAATCTCCTCCTTCTCAAGCAAGTAATTAGATGCTTCCTTCTTAGTCATGGCTTGCGGCAATTCAGCAAACCAAGTATCTTGGTTCCCCTTAGCCGTAAGTTTTTTAATGCGAGAAACCATATCGTTTCCGAATCTAGCCTTTGTTTGGCCTTTTTCAGTCACGCTATAGCCTGCATACTTAAATAATTGATCAGTCATATTATCACCTTTTTTTCTCATTTACTATACACATTATGCACTCTTATTAACCAAAGGTCAACAAGTAATAGGACCAAAATAGCAATTAAGCTGCTAATCTAGCCAATACCCTTTCCTTAGAGTATGAAACCCTTTTGTGGTAACAATAGAATCCAAAATCTTTGAATCCTTCGTGTACACAATCCTCAGCTTGCATATCCCAATGAAGAGCTTGTCTAAAGTCTTTTGCTCCCATATTAACTAAATTGGCAAGATGTGACTTGAGCTCATTCCAAGATTCTTTCTCAATATTCTGTATGCGTTCTGCTTCTTCAGCAGCTTCCTCATAAAGTCTATCAAGCCAATCGCTGAGCTCTTGGACAGACATACCAGAGTAGTCGCCTCTAGGTCTAAACCCGTAAGCTTCTTTATGAGTATCACTTATATAAG